GCTGGCTGGCTTGGGAGCTGGCCTTTTTCGTTGTAACGAATGCCGGTGATCTCAGCAAGTTCACGTGCTGCTGTGTAGACAGTTGCGTCTTCACCACGCTCTAGCTGGATCTCCATTAAACCTAAAATACGGTTCTGAAGTTCCGGAGAGATGTCGTACTTAGAGTTTAGATCTTCAAGCTGCTGGCCAAGCACTTCCTGCTCTTTAGCAACTTCAGCTTCAAACTGAATGTTTTCTAAGTACTCTTGCTGCTTAGAAATTAGCTGGTCCCGAGCTTCAAATTCTTTTCTAATTGCCGGGTTTAGCTCGTAGTTCTCATCTTCGCCATCTTCAATAGCATCAGCCTGCTCTTCTACGGCTTCAGCTTCTTCCAATAGACCCTGCTGACGTAGGTTTTCTGCAAGTGTACGGTAAAGGTATACCGGATCATTTAGCGCAACGTCTGCTAAGCGAAGACTATCGCGGATAATGTCAGGCTGTAAACCGTTGTCAATAAACTCCTTAAATGGAGTGAACTTTTCTAGCTGCTGCTGAAAGTTACGGTCTTGTTCCTGAAGGTGAGGGATTACCTTACTGTGCCATGCTTCTGGAATTTCGGCAAGCAACCCATCATAAGCCGGGTGAACCTTAGAGTCATTGGCTGGCTCTACTGCTGGTGTATCTGGTGTTTCAATTGCAGGGGCTTCCTCAATCGGGGCCTCTGGATTTATATCGAATTCTGTCTCAGACATATGTCTCTTATCCTAACTGTTCTTGAGTGAAGCCAGATTGGTCCGGCTGTGTATCGGGTGATTGTTCTTCTTGCATTCCATCAGCTGAAGGATCTTCTATGGCACCGCCACGTAGAGCTTCTTGCATTTGCTTCATCATCAAAGCGTTCTCGTGGATCGAGATGTGCTTCTGGAATTCTTTCTTAACAATATCAGGCAAAATCTCATATGCCTGAGACTTGCGGAACCTATTGTGAATTTCAATGTGAACTGCGTGGTTATCCCAACCATTGACTGGGATAACTGCTGGCACCTGAAGTGGCGCACCGGTTGTTGGGTCAATCTTGTCTATGTCACCGTTTGCAGCTCCAGCATTCCAAGCTTCCTCAACTTGCTGTGCAATTTCATCAGTAATCTTCTTCATCATCAAGTTTTCACGCTGAGCAGCGTTTTCGTCGATCTTGATTACGTTGTAGTACTGCTTGAGCATACCCATCTCTAGGATACGTAGGCCATCTTCTGGGCTAATGAAGCCCATCTTCATCCATTCAGTAACTAGGGCCTGGCGAGCAGACTTGCTAGTTGGAAGAGCTGATCCGGACTCGATCTTAATGTCAGTTCCAGAAGCAACGTCAGATCCAGAAAGCATCATAGCGTCGAATGAGCCATCGGATCCGGTGATCTTGATCATGCGCTTTTCTTCTACGTACTGCACAAAGAGAGACAATGCCTGACGAGCAATCTTTTCAACACCGGCTTCGATGCTGTTAAAGATTGTTGTTAGATAAGCATCGTCGCGCTCGCCAAGGTAAGCCAAGGCGGTTGCTGCTGTAACCCCGGATCCAGACTCGCCACGGCTAATCTGGTGCTGGCCTGAGATGTCCTCAAAGTCCTGCTGAAGCTGAGTAATCTCTTGAAGCACGTAGTTAGGTAGTGGCTGAATAGGAACTGGGGTAGGCATGGAGAATCCTGGGCGTACTGGAATCCAGATACCAGCGCGAGCTGTGATCTTCTTTGGATCTACAGAACCTTCGGCATACATCATCTGTGGCTTAGCCATCAGGTTCTTTGCGTGGATGATCTGTGATCTTGTACGGTTAAGCTCACGCTGCAACGGGATTAGCGTCTTTATAACTGACCGACGGTAGAACTTTCCGTTCTGGATGCCGTGTAGGTGAGCAAAAGGGTATTGTCCATGGTGGTAAGGAATACCAGTGTTGGACAACTGAACTATCTCACTGTCTACGATTGTTACAAGGCCACCCTGAGGTAGGTAGGAGATTTGGTTTGGCTTGATCCAAGCCTCAATTACCAATACGGCATCAGGCTTAGCCGTGTCTACTCCACGAAGATCCATGATGGCTGCATCCTGAATTTCGCTTGCGTTTACTTTTGTTGGAACAAAGTCTTTAGGTAGCACGGACTTAAAGTTCTGCTTTACCCATTGCTCGCTCTTGGTGTATACGTTGAAAATATAAGGCTGTTGTTCTAGATCTTCTTGAGATAGATCTGGGATAAACAAATGGAACGGAGAAACTACTTCAAACTTAACGTCACCAGTAGCGGAAACTGCCCTTCGGACTGTCTTTCTTCCCGTCATTGGGTCTACAAGTGTCTGGTTTTCATAGTGCTTGATGGTTGGATCCCAGAAGCATTTAATGAATCCATTACCGCAAACTGCACGCCAAAACTCTGCCTTCTGAAGAATCTCAGTTTGAAAATTGTTCCTGTCATATACGGATTGCCAAACTTGCTCACCGGCAGTTGCGCTTAGTAGATCTTCTTCATCGTTTGAAGCTGGCACTACGGCTGCGGATGGCTGCTGGGATGTAGTCTTTGCAATCTCTGTGCGGATTACTGGCTCAATACGGTTAACGGTAATGCGTGGTAGATTGGCTGGGTTAGGCTCTTCCATAAGGCCTTCTTTGCCGTTAATGGTTCCCCAGTTGTGGTACTGCTTGCCGTTGTAAAAAGCAATCTGAAGGTACCAGTCAATTTCTTCGTTCTTTCGAGCTGACTTGCACTTCTCGTATTCGGCTTTGATCCAAGCTACTAGCTTCTTTGAGTCTTGGTCTTTTTTAAACTTATTAAGAATACTGTCTTCAACAAGCTCACCAGGCATGGCTGGATCCTTTTGGTAGAGGGCTTGATCGGCTACGGTAATTTCCTTGCCGAGTTCGTCAGTCGCCATTATTTATATCCAAATCTTTCCAGAGTTCCTGCATGCGCTTTTCGTCGGCCAAAAGTTGCTCGTATTCTTCGCCCGATACATAAGGTCCATTATAGCCTACATCTTTGATTGGCTCCGGTGTAGCAGCCTGAATCATTTGATAAGCTATTGGGTCTTTACTTGCTAGCAGATTTAACGCTTGGCTTAGTAATCTTTGCTGTTCCTTTGCTGCTTGCCTCTGTAGCTCCAGCGACGACAGAAGAGTCTCCAGCGTCGGCTTTATTACCTTCAGGTTGAACAGGCTTATTAGTGCTAGCGACGCTAGCAAGGCTAGTGACAAACTCGCCAAGTAGAGAGTTGACATTCTGGGTTAGCTCCTTTATTAGTCTCGGTGATGCTTCGATCTGATCTTCTAGTTTTGCAACCTCTGCCTTTAGCTCAGAGGTGTCTTTCTCATAAACTGCCTTGAGAACAAATCCAGCAAAAAGCGCTAGATCTTGTAAGCACATGTCGCAAAGGTAGGCCCCGCGATTTGTCCCGCTAATCATGCCGAGATCCCACAGCTTATTAACATTTGAGCAGGCAAGGCAAACACCAGGAAACGGCGCTCCAGCTTCATAAAATCTGTAACTTCTATCGAATATGTTAGTCATCTCATCCTTCTAGGTTTTGCGTCGTGCCGAAATTCTTCCAGCTTCTTCCCCAAGAATCGCTGTCGTCAGTATCGGAGATTGGTGTGACGGGAGAAAAACGTTCCTGGAAAAGGCTATGGAACCTCTCGTCAACTTCACGGCCGGCCATCTTGTCTGGGGTCAAGTCGTCCATGAAAGTCATTGCATACTTAAGAGCATCATAGCAGTGGTTATTCACGTCTCTAATGTCTTCTTGTTTATTGTGCTGCTCTGCCATCTTAGCAGATGCCCACTTCTTCCATTTGAGTTTTGGCAACTCAGCTATTAGATGAGGGCAATCATCCGTAATCATCAAGAATGGTTTCTTTGTCTTAGGGTTCATCTTGAAGTACTTTTGAAGCCTTTCCAAGCCTACCCTACGATCTGTGGGGATAGAGTCAACCGAGATGTAAATTCCGGCTTTCTGGTATTCCTGCAAAATTGAGGTACCGCTGTGCTCCTTGGTCTGCTTGATCGCTGGATCTCCAGTAGTTAGCCAAACGTCACAGCCATAGTTATCCTCTATCTCCTTGGTTATTTTATTGACTATCTCTGCATGCTCAGCTACGGTCTTCTTGGCAGCATAATGCTCCCTAAACACCGTGATTGTTCCATCCGGAGCTATTGCTAGCCATAGCCAAACGGTTGGGTTAGTCCAGCCAGAGTCCATGGTTCGCACGATTCGATAGCCCTGCTTAGGTATAAAGACACCTTTAGGAATGCAGTGAGTTACCGGTGAGAAGTCTGGGAATACGGCTCCACCAAGGTGCACATACTGTCCCTTAGATCTAACCTCCCTTTCTTCAGGGGAAAGCATGTCAAGGAACTTCTCAATAGCTTCTTTAGATAATGAAGGGTTGTCATAGATCTCGGCTTCGGTGATGCCGATGTTCTTCTTGCCTTCTTTAGCTGGCGTATAGATCTCGTCAAAGATCCACTCCATACCTTCAACTGGAGTCTGAGACATCCACCAAACACCTCCGGTGTCAACCAGTCGGGCTAAGCACTCCTTAAATATTGACTGTGGGCACTCCTCGTCAAAGTGAATAAAGTGCCTAGAGGATCCGGCGAACTTATCTAGATCCTGGTCCTGGGACATAAACTCCACAAAGGATCCATTATTTAGGGTCAGGACATGGCGCTCTTTTGAATAGCTCTGCTCCCAAGACCCATTGATCAAAAAGCTCTTTGGCAGCCACTGCTTGTAAAGCGGGAGGATGATTTTATCCACACCGTTTAGAAAGTCAACAGCTACTACTCGTCCTCGTATTGGTCCGTCGGGTACGTCTCTAAAAGGATGTGAGGCGGTGAGCCACCAGATTGCTTCAATAGTCGAACCAAGTGACTTACCAGATCGGTTTCCTCCAATGTAAAGACGATCCGCGTGTACGTCACTGTGGAACTGCTTCTGCTTATCACTCGGGATATAGTCATAGAGATTAGGCTGTCGGCTTGCCTCACTGAGGCCTTCCCCGAGTTGAAGAAGAACGGAAGCCACATCGTACGTCTCCTTAGCCATGAATTAATGATACAAGCTCTCGAAGGGTTAAGCGAACTAGCGTGTCGCTATGGGTCTCTATGTTGGTTCTTAGGTAGATCAGATCGCTAAGCTTTGCGTAGGCCCACCATTCGCCGGCTCGGGGGTACCCAACACCAGCACGCTGAGTAACAAGAAAACCAAACTTGCCATCAGCGTTAGCTTTTTCAATTTCGGCTTCTTCATACCATTTCCTTATTTGTTCGTAGCTGGCGTCTTTGGCAGACTTCCCGCCTTTGATCTCAAATACAATAAGACCATAGCTTTCACGTAGCCAAACGTCTCCTTCATCGGCTGATCCTTTCAATACGTTACGGTGAGCTGTCATTGGGTCATAGCCAACTGATAAAAGGTAGTTTCTAACGGCGGTCTCGGCACGTGTGCCAATGTCTTTAGATTTACTCAAGAGTGTCTCCTTCTCTGGTATTCTATTAGCTATGGGTTTTTCAGGCGGTACACAACTAACATATCAGGAACTTAAGGATCTTCACCTTAATTCCGATGTTGACGAAAACCCGCTTGCTATCCATCATACACTAGGGTCTGGTTCAAATCAGGCTAGCCCTGGAGATCACGTGCATGATGGTAAAACATCTAAGAGAATAAGTTTTTCAGATATCGACGGTGGACTATGGAATATCGACGGTGGTATCCCTAGTACAATTTATACACCAATTCCAGTTTGGGATGGTGGAGGAGTCTAATGGCAGTAATATTACAGCTCAGACGCGGCACTGCTGCACAATGGACCTCTGCTAATCCAATTCTTGCTCAGGGTGAAATGGGTGTTGAAACCGACACCCTCAAGGTCAAGATTGGCAATGGAACGTCTACTTGGTCTCTGCTTCCTTATTTTACCCAAGGAGCAACTGGTGCAACTGGGCCTACTGGTCCTACTGGTGCAACAGGTGCTACTGGCCCTACTGGAGCCACTGGCCCTACTGGAGCTACTGGCGCGGC